CCTTTACATTGGGAGGCAGGTTATTCACCACTATGCGCTCTATTTGATTGGTTACTTTCTTACAGCTACGGCACTCATATTTAATCGCCATAGTTAGATTTACCCAGGTAACGCATCTCAAACAGGTTATTTTGAGGGATCCAATAGGTATCTTGGCGTGGATGCTTGTACTTCGGCACAAGGGCCATAGAAGCGGGCAGCCAGCCGGCTAGGCGATACACCGGGCTTTTTCCGATGACCAAGATACATACATCATTAGGCCTATTAGATTGATTAGCTTGAAGGATCAACGCTCCATTTGTGTAGCGCGTGTGTTTGACCTCGATACGTGTGCCTACATCCGCCTCTGACTTGAAGGTATTAATACTGGGATTAAATCCAGTAATACCAAACCACTCAGCTACTGCTATCTCTGCTCCAGCGCTTTCTGCGTGTTGCGAAATCATTTCGTGGTAGTTCAAGTTTTGGCCGTAGAGCCTTGTGAAGTAGCCATCTTGCATGACTCGGGCGCGGTCTAAGGCTGCTTGGTGTGCGCTTATCTCCTGCGCCCTGTCCAGGATTACTTCATCTATCCTCGGCATTGAGAGCATAGCCATACCACCTCTTCGCCACCGACTACCTGAATAGATAATCCGCCCTGACGTGGCTGGTATGTATCGCACTGGTCGCATAGATCAACAGGAGAAGAGCTGACCGATCCATCCAGGTGGATTGTTGTAGCTATCCCACCTTTGATTATCTGCATCTCACCCATTAGAGCCACACTGCTTTACATTGATCTTTACGTACCTTAGAAGGGCATGTGTATCCCTTGTAAGTGTTACCTGTTTTCTCGCTGCGGCCTTCTTTGTACAGCATCCGGCCATGACTACAGCTCGGCACACTCTCGACTATCTCGCCGCCTAATTGATCCTGCACTAACGCAAGGGTTGAACCGAAAGAGGTTGCGGTACCTTCACTCTCAAAGGTTTTTACTTCCAGTGTTGTCCATAAATCATCACTGATTACAGACTTTAGGGGAGCAGGCTGGACTTTCTCCATGTCATCTCGCGTTGCAGTCTGTCCACCTTTAAGGAGCGTGATTGCTCTGCCAAGACACGATGAAGCAATATCCTCTGCGTAAAACCTACGCATGTTTGGGTTATAAAGATCCCTAAACCCATGAGCGATATTAGTAGCCGCAGGGTGAGCATCATCAACATCTCGATAAACTTCAGCCCGGCACGTGATGTAACCCTTCTCAGGATCGTGGTGGATAATTTCAATGTTTGACCTTCCCATTGGATAATTTTCTACAAACCATTTGTTCAACATGGCCACAGTTTCATACGAGCTAAGATCAAACATGTGTTACCTCTTCCTCAGCGATGACGTCAAAACCCATCTGACGTGCCTTGAGTCTGTGATCTCGCTGCTTTAATTCAGCCGCTAGGAATTGCAACCTCCTACGAATTACAGGTATTTGAGCCTTTGATACGGCTGACATTTGTTCTTGTAATGTCCAAGTCTGAGTGCCATCTTTACCCCAGCCTTCTGAGATGTTGAGTAAACATGCTCGACAATATGCGCGTGTTTGACCATTAGTCGAAGTAGCAATCAGGAGGGCTTGTGTCATGGCTTGTGGATACCACTCATCTTTATTTTTCTTGCCCCAAGCATCTTTACAATGATCGCACCAAGTGCCGGTAGCTGCGTGTGTAACAAAACTCATGATTGCACCGACTTAGCGCCACGGCGGTAGCCCATTTGTGTGCCGATTTTCTTGCCCTCGTTAAAACCCTTTGCATAGAAAAGCACGGCTGTAATTGAGGCCACGATAAACATATAAATTAACACTTGTATCTCTAAAACTGTACTCATTGTCTTACGCCCTTTGATAAGGCCGATACGATCTAAACCCTGAGAGCTTAGCCCGGCTCGGCAGTTAGTGGTACACCATAAGGGTAAAGCCACCCACCGACAATATGCCTACGACACGCTGGGAGGTGTTTCCTCTTTGCGAGATTTAGACTTGAGCCCGTTACTAGCTAACACGCCACCCAGGGAACCAGTAAGGAAAACTGTAAGAGTAGTAAGCAGGTCAATAAATGCCCTGTCATTAGGAGCTTGTGCACTTACCGGTTGAGTTACAAAGATAAGCGCGTAAAGCATCCCAAACACCGACATAGCAAAAACCACAGCTAAGGTCATACCAATAAAAACTATGAGGCGAGCGTGTAGTTCCTCAGGGCTTAAACGGCTCATAGATTTCCTCGGGTATAAGGTCTTTTGTGCACGTACCAAGTACCTCACAGCTCGGCGGCTGGCACTCGGGCTTACTCCAATTTTCGTACTCTTGGCACTCATACCTTACCCATCCTTGATAACCGCACCCCGATAGGAGCAGACTCCCCAAAATCGCCCCTATCAGGGCTCGCATTAGTTAGCGCCTACGCCGAATTGCTTTTCACTAGGTGAAAGAGCTTTAAGCAAAGGGCCTACTAGTCCAGCGATAAACGCATTAGCTAGTGTTTTTGGATCAGTAATGCCTGAGAGATAAAGGGCTCCCACGCAACTAATAGCAGCTCTCAGGTAAGAGAGGCCTGCCGCTTTCAATTGTTCGCTCATTGTTTATTTACCTTATCTAGCCCTAATTTAGTTATGAGTTGTTTTGCTTTATCCGGGGTAATTGCTACCTCGAAATGCATTTCATCCTTACGGTTTACGTAATCGCCACCCCACTTAAGGCCGTATTTTTTTGCCAGTGCTCGGATCATTGGCACCTTTTCGTTTGGAAAAGTACCTACCTTCCCTAGCGCGTGTTTAGTAGCGTTTATATCTATGGCAGTACCGGAGGAGTGGCAGCTCAATTTGTCCTCGCTACCGCGTACCATCCTGTAGGCATAACTCCAGTCATCGAATACGCCGCCCTCTACAGGCTCGATAAGCGTATGAAACTCGGCAGTAAAGCCGGCTAGTAATGGGCCGCACCCCTCAGCGCATCGCAGCTTTAGGTTTGTACCCTCGACCTTGTAGCTCGTGATACGGATTTCCTCCGGATCCTTTGAGGCAGGCCAGCCGTTATAGCTTGTTTGCATTTTGCTTAATCATTTCATCATAAGTAGTTTTAAGCATTGAGGTAAATTCCCCGTTGCCGTGGTCAATAATGACGTGTTCTGCGCCAAGTTCATCTGTAAAAAAAGTTACATCAGACATTAGAGTTCTGCTCCAAATCCTAGATAGCCGCCAGTTGTATTCTGTTTAACAAAACAAAATCTGTTTGTGGTCATACCCGATGAGTTAAATTGAACCCCGATGCTTGTCGCGCTTGTAATGGAAATAATGCTCGCAGTTGTGACGGCGGTTGTTGTGCCATTCATATCAGTCACACTTAAAGCAGCATAATCAAGCGTTGTTGGAACTACTCGCATTGTTACAGGTAAGGGAGTAAAAGCAAAAGCAGCACCTGATGTAACAATATAACCGCTGTTTGCTAGTAATCCATCTGATGCAGCGGAGTTATTAGTTCTAAAGTAATACCTTTGACAGTTTGCAAGTTCACCCTGAATAGTTCCACCAGCACGGCTAAAGGTTGTTGGAGTGCTGCCCAATTCAACCTGTACTCCTGTAATTTCGTAATAATCTGCTGCACCTGCCGTACCTACTGGGGCAAACTCCGTATAAATTCCAATTTCCGTAGTAGCCGCTGCAATAGTGGCTGTTCCGCTAAATCGTTGCCACGTTGTTGTAAGTGTTGGAGTAAGTGTTATAGGAATAGCCTGAGCAACATATCCTGTAAGTAAAACATTTTGGTCTGTTCCTGTACCAGTTCTTAGGCTGATAGATATTTGACTAGATGCTCCTGAAAAGTTTGCGCCCTTGCGAGCATAAAAAGAAAAAGTAACCGCTTTACCAGCCATAGGTATTGAATTAACTGACTCTAAACTATTGCCTGAATAAATTGTAGTTGTAGATGTATTTCCTGAGTCACGCGATACGCGAGTGCAATATTGGATGCTTGGTAAGTTAGTTGTATCGTTTGTTACTTGTCTAGATACCGTGCTCCCTGCTACTGCTCGGTAATACTGCCAGCGGTCTGCGGTGTAAGTTCCTGTACTTGGTACAAAAGATGTGCCGCGTTGCCATATATCCATACCGCCGTTAATGATGGCATTTTTACCTGCTTGGTAAGAGAGTGTGCTGCTAGTAAGTAGGTTAATTGTGCCGTTAGTATCGTTTACATCGGATGCTGAATAGACATCTCCATCCGCGTACGAAACTTTCGTGGGCCATCCAACAGCCATTATGTAGCCCTCCTTAGGGTTTTAGTAGTTAGCATCTATGAGCGCCTCCTCAGTAGTAAGTGTTGTATCCCAGCTATTAGCCGTAATATCGTGAGCAATACCCTGGCACTGCAGGGTTTGAGTTATGACCGTGCCTGCTTGGCCATAGTTGGTAATTTCCATAGTGTCAAAATAATCTAGGCTGAGCGCCGCATCTACTCCAGTGGTATAGCCAAGGGTTACAAGATCTAGGGTTATCTGACTAATAGTTAAAATGGCATCTTTACGAGCCCCTACGTAGCTAGTTGCTAGACTGAGCGCCACCCCTGTGGTCTGCATTAACATAGACTCGGCCGTAATGGCTCGCGTAAAGTATTGAGCGATAGAGGTTGCATCCTCGTAAGTCTGTGTAGCTAGTCCAATAGGGGTAACACTGGCCTT